TGTGCACACCTTTCAAGCATCTGGATCTTTCATCGTTACTTCTGGTTCTGCAACTATTCAAATAGGTTTGCTTTCTGGAGGAGGTGCTGGAAAAGGAGATGGCAACGGAGGTGGCGGTGGCGGTGGAGGAGGCTACAAAGAATTTACAATTACTGGTGTTGGCGTAGGTACATACAGTGTGGCTGTTGGTGGAGGTGGTCCAGCAAATACAATTGGTGGTGCTTCCTATATGCCCGAGTTTTATATAAATAGCACAGGTGGTGGACCAGGTAGTGGATTTGCCACTGTCGGTGGCGTTGGCGGCAACGGAGGTGGTGGTGGCGCTTTTGCCGCTGGTGGGTCATCCTACCCAGATGAAGGTAACGCTGGTGGTGCTGGAAACTTTTACAATGGTGGAGGTGGCGGCGGCAGAGGAAGTGCGGGTAGTGCGGGTGGAGCCAACCCAGTAGAAACTGGTGGTAATGGTGGTACTGGCGCTTTACTTCCTTGGGCAAACATCCCATCTATACAAGTAATGAGTGCGGGTGGCGGTGGAGGAGGCGGTGGCGGTGGAGGTGGTGTTTCCACTGGTGGAGCAGGCGGTGGCGGAAACGGAGCAGGTTACGCTGGCGGTGCTAATGGTGTTGCAGGAACACAATTTATTGGAGGTGGTGGAGGTGGCGGATACTTCGCTGGAGGAAATGGTGGTAGTGGAACGGTGTGGATTAGGTATGTCCTCTAGTGGTGTAAAATAATGCCATGACAAAAATGACCTGGCCTGTAGTCCCAATCAAATTCTGTGAACACCTTAAAGGCAAGAAGCCTTCGGAAATCACCCCAGCAATGCTTCGCAAATTGTCGTGTGGTGGTCAACTGCACCATTGCGCCGCCCGTGCTTTTGAAGCAATGAAGGCAGCCGCAGCAGTTGATGGTGTTGTCTTGGCTCCGACTAGCGTCGGTGACACTTTTAGAAGTATTGGCGCCCAAAAGGCAGGATTCCTACAAAGATTTCAGTTAGAAGTTATTCCAGGTGCCCAGACACGCACCTATGACGGCAAGACGTGGTACTTGAAGAAAGGCATGGCAGTGCTTGCCAGCCCAACAGATGACGCCGCTAAATGTTCAAAGCACATGCTTGGCATTGCCATTGATATTGCTAACACAGGCAACAAGAAGATCATGGATTGGCTATTGGCTAACGAACAGAAGTTTGGTTTTAGTCATGAAGTTGTAGATATGCCAGGCGCCGAGAGTTGGCACATTCGTTTCACTGAGGGTCAGGCTATGCCACAATCCGTTCTTGACTACGAGGCAACACTTCCTCCAAAGGCGTAACATAGCCATATGGCACCACGACCTAAACCAGGATTAAACAAGTCGGCAAGAGAACGTTTTGCTGAAGGTTTAAACTATTATTCAGGTCAAGGTCTCATCCAAGAAGAGCGTGCTCGTACTCGTGCAAACGAGAGAACATTCACACCCAGCACATTAACTCCTATTCCGTGGGACCCTAACACCACCTACTACCATCCACCTGATGAAAGTAGTCGTGTAGAAGCCTTTCGTTATGTTGCTTTAGAAGGAACCTCTGGCGCTGTTGGTTACAACGGCACTCTCTTTGTTCGTTTTATTAAACATGGCACCCCATGGAAATACTTAAATGTTCCCGCACATATTTACCAATCATTTGCGTCGGCTCAGTCAAAAGGGCGCTATATTAACTCGGTACTCAATAACTTTCCAAACAGTAGGGCATCGGGCGATGAAGAGAGCACGTTTTTCGTACAATCTCAAATGTAAGCATGAATAAGGTCCATGGCGCTGGGCGCTTGTATTGGATCATTAGAGATTTTGTAGATCTGCGTACACCTCTGATGTGTATGGGTTTCATGAAAGAAACTGACTATCCATGGCGACACGGTAAGGGTATTCAAATTAGAACATCTAAATACACCATTCAAATAGGATTGTGTAAGCGCCTTAAGGTAGTTACTGAAACAGACGGTATATTACAAGCCATAGGAGGGCGTGACATGGATACGCCCGCACGAGAGATAGGGATGTGGTGATGGGTTTTTTCGTTAAGAAGACAGAGCCAAAAGAGATAAAGATTCCACAGAGGATTCGTAACTTAGATCGTGTCTCCTTGCTCCAGTGGTTTGATAACAGTATTATGAGTCTTGGAGCCAGTTTTGATAAATGGCGGTATCACGATGGTCCCATCGGAGAAGTAGACGACGCCCTTATAGCCCTCAACAATATTTGGGAAGAATTACAGGGAAGGGTTGACGCTCACAACTAAGCCTGATACCCTCACATCTATGACAAACAACACGGACACCAAACCAATAATTACCAATCTAGAAAAAAGTGATAAGCGCCGCCTTACTAACGCTATTAATGACCTTTTCATGCTCACTGAATCGTATGCCTCTAAGGTATTTACAACATCTCCTGATGATGCAGAAGCCACCCTTGTGGACATCAAAAACCTCACGATGCTCCTTGAAGATGTTGCTGCTCTCATTGCAGAAGTTCGTCCAGCCAGAATTAGCCAACCAGGCCCTGACCAAGGTCAGATGAAGTTTGATAACGACTCCTATTAATCGTCTATGCTAGGTCTGTGCTTACAGACGACGAACTAGACGAAAACCTTTTAGCCGAAGACGTAGCCGAAGAGTTAGACGAGACTTCGGCAGAGTTTCTTGACGAACTGGTTAAACGCATTATTGTTTTTACTGAAGAGTTTTGCGATATTGAACTCTTTCCATACCAAGTTCCTATTGCTTATCGCTTAATTGAATCTGTCATTCTTGGTGACGGCGAAGAAATAACTGTTGTAGCAACACGTCAGAGTGGTAAGTCTGAAGTGCTCTCTAATGTCATGGCTTCTATGATGGTTATCTTGCCTAAGTTGGCAAAGGTGTACCCAACATGGTTAGAGAAGTTTGAACGAGGTTTTTGGTGTGGAGTGTTTGCTCCTGTGGAAGACCAAGCCGACACTGTCTTTAGTCGTATCGTTGGCAAGTTAACAAGTGAGCATGCTCTTGACTTCCTCTTAGACCCTGAGATTGATGACAAAGCCACATCAGGTGGAGCACGAGGTAAGGGACGCATCATCACTCTGAAGCACTCAGGTTCCCTTTGCCGTATGCAAACGTGTAACCCTAAAGCCAAGATTGAATCAAAGACGTATCACTTCATTTTGATTGACGAGGCTCAAGGTGCTGACGAGTTCATGATTGCCAAGTCTATTAAGCCAATGCTTGCCTTTAATAACGGAAGCATTTGCCTTACAGGAACGGCTACCCGAAACAAATCTTACTTCTACAAAATGATCCAGTACAACAAAAGACGAATGGTTAACGGTGGTCGTAAGACCCGCCCTTCACACTTTGAATACGACTGGAAGGTTGCTGCTAAGTACAACGCCAACTATGGCAAGTTTATTGCTAAAGAAAAACTACGCATCGGAGAAGACTCCGACGAATTCCAAATGTCCTACGAAAACAAATGGGTCCTTGATAGAGGTATGTTTGTCACGGATGAGCGCTTAGAGAGGCTCTATGACCCCTCTATGGGGCTTGTAAAGCAATGGTGGAGGACACCCGTAGTAGTCGGTATTGACGTTGCTCGCTCTAATGACTCCACCGTAGTGACAGTCTGTTGGGTTGACTGGGACCACCCAGATCCTTTTGGCTTCCACGAGCATCGTGTCCTCAACTGGTTAGAAATTAACAATGAAGAATGGGAAACCCAGTATTTCCAAATCATTGACTTCTTGCGTAACTATGACCCTCTCAGAATTGGTATTGACTCTCAGGGTGTGGGCGGCGCTGTGGCTGAACGATTCAAAGTTCTTCTACCAGATATTGAAGTAGTTTCCATATCTTCAGACTCCAAGGCACAGCACGAGCGCTGGGTACACCTAACTGAACTCATTCAGAGAGAGCAATTAATTATTCCAGGTCACTCTAAGGCTAAACGCACCCGTACTTGGAAGCGCTTTAACCAGCAAATGGGTGACCTAGAAAAGGCTTATCGTGGTCCATATATGTTGGCAGAGGCTCCTAATGAAAAAGGTGCTTTTGATGACTACCCCGATTCTCTTGCTATTGCCTGCTTTATGACCATGACGGATACCATGCCCCAGATACAGGTGGCGGAATCTCCATTCTTCGGTCGCTAAATGGTGCTAATCTTAGATATTAATTAATTCAACCCTCACGGAGGCTTACGTGAACGTAGCACCAGCACCACAATTCCCAGAGCGCTCACCGAACGTTTTTGAACGTTCAATGGCGCCAAGCATCCCAGGCAACCGAGGACCGTTGCGTTTTGAAGAAGGTGTCGCAACTGACACTGACGTTCCAAACGACTTCGCCAAGGGCGCATACATGGATCCGACATCTGCCCCAGGTCGTCAGAACCATAACAACCCTGAGATGTTTTACAAGTACCCAGAAGAGACTATGCGTGAGCGTGCTCACGTTGGCTCCGCTTCATGGATTGAAGCCCCATCGGTTTTGAGCGAGTTCGTTCAAGGATCAATGTCAGGCGACGGCATGCCAGCATTTGAGTACGAGTACAACAGCGGCGGTCACATGAACCGCATGAACCCAACAGTCGTTAACGACTAAGTATGGAAGGCGGCGCCGACGCAGGCGCCAGCACATCCGACAGCGATGTTAATGGTGGGGGGAGTCCAACGACTCCCCCTACTAATACCCAAAGTGGGATAGCCATCGGTCAGGTGTATGCTGGGGCTGGATTCTTTGCTGGTGCGGTTAAATCCCGCAAGCAACATTTCCATGAGACTCAGCAGCAGTACCGACGCCCTGATTACGGGACGGGTGACCGCAACCCAATGCTAGGACACACTCCAGGTCCTAAGGGTGGCATTGACATGAAGCGCAATATGTCTGGGCTGGGTGTGGGTTACACAGATGCTCTTGACTTGTTTAAGCCACAAGGCACTTCTGTCAACAAAAAATCTAATGGTGTAAAACGCCAATACCGTGCTATTGACCCTATGCGTCGTCGTGAAGCAGGAACTCGTGCATATCTTAAGAATAACCCTCAAAATAAGGACGGAGTGTAATTTATGGGAAATAGGTCCAGCCTAGAAAAAAGACTTGCTGAAGCCAGCATTGATGACGTAATTAAGTACTCAACAGGCAAAGGTCTTAAAGAAGCCCAAAGTACCTTTAGCAAGTTATCCCAAAGCACTACTGGCACTACCAAAGCAGGCGACATCAAACGTGGTGGTAGCAAACCTTATTTGCTAGGTAGTTCCACCAAACTAGAACATAATGATACTTCTGGTGAAACCAGTGTCCTTGGTTCAAAACAACTTGTGCAATACCTACAACCATCCACACAAGGTGGCATCAAAGGTTGTAACACCTGTGGTTCTGAAACAAAAGGTTGCAAAGGCGCTTGCCTTAGTGGCTCAGGTCAACTCGGACTAACTGGTGGAGAAATTGCCAAACAGACACGGACTAAAATGGCATGGGAGCACCCAGATCAATATTTAGGTCTCGTACATTCACAAATTCGTAACCATGAAAGAACTGCGCAAGGGATGCGTAGGACTGCTGTTGTTCGTTTAAATGGAACCTCTGATGTTGGCTGGCACCGCCTGGGTGAGACCTCAGATCTTCTGATTGGATCCCGTCCAAAGACTCAATTCAATGAGTACACAAAGTTTGATACTCACGACGTCGTAGAGCATGAGGATCCAAATCCTTACAGCAATTACCACCAAATCCATAGCGTGACCGAGAACACGACAGTTCCCCGCATTCAGCAAATTACTTCTTCAGGACGAAACGTTGCGGTACCTTTCAATATTAAGAAAGGTGAGTCAGTTCCTAACGCTGTAACTTTGCGAGACAAGCAAGGTCGTAGCATTGACCTACCAACCGTTCGTACAGAACGTGGTGAGTCCGCAGGAGATGCTCATGACATGCGTCACCTTGACCAAAAGATTGGTGGCGCTGTAGTTCTTCGTGCTAAAGAAATCACTGTTCAAGGACGCCGTGGCGTGTTTGATAAGACTGGTTTTATTCGTCCTATGGAAACCCCTGTGCAAGCACCACAACGTAGGAAGCACACAGAATGACCGACGCTTGGGCACTCATTATTGCCACACTTATTACTTCTGTAACAGGAGCACTTGGTCTTACCATTAAGCAGTTCATTGCTATGCGTAAAGAGAACCGTTTAGATCATGGCATGGTCATGCTTCATTTAAAAGGTGTGAAACGTGCTATTGAGACCAATAGTGAAAAATTAGACAGTGTAGGCGAGCGCCTTACCAACCACTTGGATTGGCACCTAACAAAGAAGTGATACTAGACACACCCGTGAATAGGGTGCTAGGATGTTCCTGACCGTAATTCTGAATTACAAAAGGTTAGGTATTTGTGAAACAAGAAGACCATAAAAGTAGTTTATTGGATGCGCTTTTAAATCCAAAAGACGATGCAACATCCGATACTTGCAAGTTTACTCGCACCAAAATGAAGATGTCTTCTGATGAACAAGAGGCTATAGACAGAGCCATTGAACTTATCCGAGAAGATAACGGTTTGGGCAAAAGTAAAACGTACAGTGCGTCATGGCTTACTAAAGTCATGCGCCAACATGGATACAACGTAAGCATAAGTACCATCCAACGGCATGTCAATAAGGATTGCTGTTGTTACCAAGGAGGCGCACAATGAGTGAACTGGCAGACGCATTAAGTAATCCACCACAAGACAAGAGCAAACTTCTTGGCAAGTTGGTGGAAATGTTGGAGCGTAAAAACATTGACATCAACGAAATTGGTGATGTTAGAAAAGTAAAGTTGTATCAGTCACTTACAAAAGACGCTGACGGTGAAGCACAAATCCACGATCTTGCAGCAATTCAGTTCAGCCCTAAATGGGAGACTGGTCCTGAATGGCCTGTTGTAAAACAAGGTCCTGCTGTCAAGATGCCACCAGTAACAGCCAAAACTAAAAAGCCAACAACATTTAAAACATGTGTAATTGTTCCCGATATTCAAATTGGATATTACCGTGGTCGTGATGGTCAGTTGGAGCCAACTCATGATGAGAAAGCAATCCATGTTTGTTTAAAGATGATTCAAGATACCCAACCTGAAGTCATTGCATGTGTGGGAGACAACTTGGACTTTCCTGAAATGGGTAAGTATCTGACGTACCCTGCGTATGCACAAACTACGCAAGCATCTATTGATCGTGCAACTTTCTTCTGTGCACAAATGCGAGCAATGGCTCCTAATGCAAAGATCATTTGGCTTGCAGGAAACCATGAAGAGCGCATGCCTAAGTACATCCTTGTTAACGCAGGTGTCGCTTATGGTCTGCGTAAGGGAAACATTCCTGAGTCATGGCCTGTGTTAAGTGTCCCTTACCTGTGTCGCATGGATGAATTTGGCGTGGAGTACCGTCCAGGTTATCCAGCAGCAGATTTCTGGGTCAATGAAAAACTCCGTATTATCCACGGTGATCGTGTGAAGTCGTCAGGATCCACAGCACACGTTTACCTCAACCAAGAAAAGACGAGCGTCATCTATGGTCACATACACCGAATTGAAACAGCATTTAAAACTCGTGAAGACTTTGATGGACCAAGAACCATCATGGCGGCTTCTCCTGGTTGCCTTGCTCGGATTGACGGCGCTATCCCTTCTACTCGTGGCGGGGTGGATCTAGACGGACGTCCGCTAACTCGCTACGAGAACTGGCAACAGGGTCTTGGAGTCGTTCAGTACGAAGATTCAGGAGCACATCGCTTCTCTTATGACGTCATCCCTATCTATGACGGTTGGGCAATGTACAACGGCAAGGAATATCAGGCAGACTAATGACAACCATCATTGGCGTACAAGGTGATGGCTTTGCTGTCGTGTGCGTTGATTCTCGTATTTCTTCTATGGACTCCACTGGGCTATCTCAGATTGGTACGTTACGAGAAGGGTCTAGCAAGGTTGCAATAAACGGCAAGTACTTGTTAGGAGCGGCTGGAGACGTTCGTGCAATCAATATCTTGCACCATGTCTTTCAGCCACCTGCACCCCCTCCAAATGTCAAAGGAAAGAAACTAGACCAGTTCTTTACTGCCAAGTTTATTCCTGCTCTACGGGAATGCTTTGATTCTCAAGGCTATTCCATCCCTGATCGTGAAGACAAAGAACATATGGCAGAACAGGGGTCTACCCTTTTAATTGCTGTAAACGGCGTTATCTACATCGTGGATGGGGACTACTCGTGGGCATCAGAAGCCAATGGTCTTTACTCAATAGGCTCAGGTTCTGCCTACGCTTTGGGGGCAATGCAAGTACTCACACATAACAAGAAGCAAACCGTTCAGCAGGCTAAAACCCACGCTATTAAGGCTTTAACTATTGCTGCTCGCTTTGATCCCCATACGGGCGCTCCGTACCATACATATGTTCAAGAGCAAGAAAACACCCGTACTCGTAAAACGGTATAATCAATCTAAACCTATTCAAGGAGTCATCATGGCTGATCTCAAGAAAACACACGCAGACGCAACAATTAAGGGTGCCGCAATCGGACTCTTGGCTTATGTCGCTGCAAAATACAATGTCTCACCAGAAGTAGTTGCTGTGGCAATTCCACTAGTAGCCGCTGGTTTGTCAGTGGTATCAAGCAAGATCGGTGATAAAAACACCGCACTATTGTTGAGCCTTGCAACAAAAGCAATTGAACAAGCACCAGCACCAATCAAGGCACCAGCAAAAAAGACTGCTCCAAAAAAGAA